ATGCCCATAGCGATGTAGACAGAGCGTTCGACACGACTTAAGCGCGATTGGTTCTCCCGGTGCATGTCTTCACGCGCTGCGTCTTGCCGCGCTAGCTCCTCTCGTATCTCTTCTCGGTCGCGTTCACATTGACTGATATGTGCCATCAGTCGCTCCTGAATTGGGCAGTCATGCGCGTTCAATTCCACGCCTCAAGAGTGACGATGGTGGTCGAGCCGCAGATGATCGAGAGCGTGTCGGTGGCGAGCGGCGCGACGACGAGGACGGGGGCGAGTTCGGCGTGGATCATGATCGCGGACGTGCCGTTGGTCGTGTCGCCCGTTGGGATGACAGCGGTGGCGTTGAAGTTGATGTAGAGAGGGCCAGCCGACGCGTTGATGCGGAAGATAGTGGCTTTGTTGCCGTCAGCGTCAACTGGGGGCGTGATCGCTTCGGCGGTGTTCGCAGCGAGTGAGCGCGAGTCACACCAGTCCGCGGTGGGAAGGACGGAGGGGATTTGCGTGCCCTGTTGACGAGCGAGTGGCACGAGACGAGTGATCGTAGGCATACCTTCCTCCAGGATGAGATGGAACAACTCGTCTTCGGTGAGGACGCGTCCGAGATCTTCGGTGAGGAGTGGAACTTGGGTCACGGCAGCGCGATCCCGTAGTAGGAAGTGGTGTTTTGGCGGAGGGCGAGTTGATTGGGATCGGATGGAATGGTTGGATAAATAACCAATTCACAAATCGTGCAATATGCGAAGTCGGCATGCGCGATGTCTGCATCGTCGGCTCCAATACCGGAAATGGACGAAATCGCACCATAAGGACCACCGAAATCATTGTTGTTGGTAATCGGCACATCGGCGCCGTTTGCTGTTAGGACACTCCCCCCAAATTTGATCGTGAACTCCATTAGCACAGGCCGATATGGATTTACGACATTTATGTCTGAGTTACCGCCAGCAGTGTTAGTTGATCCTGCGTCATATGCATTTTCCAGCATCGCTGTGATGCCACCTGGTAAACCAAATGAAAATCCCGCGACACTCCCTTGCACATTGCACCCCATAAACGGCGAATAGGCGGAGCCATCCGTAATCACTGCATAAGCATAAATCTCGCTGTTTGGCAGAGCGACATTCGCAAGAGTTGTGAGAAACTGCTGTAAATCTCCATCGAAGGAGATGCCAGGCTTACCGCCAGATGCCGATGGAAACCAGAAGGGTTGGCGGGCCGAAGTTGCCTGAACGCCATTATTGGCGTTTCCACTCTGATCGTTCCACAATGTCACAGTTGCGCCAGAGATTACCGTAAAGGCGGCGTCGAAAGTGAGACCTATGCCATGATGCGTACCGTCATCACCAGTGGTAGAGACAGGATCGCTCGGCAGGACCGTATAGTCACCCGCGAGCGTGATGCTGTTTATCAAAACAATAGTACCAAGACCGTCTGTTGTGACATTGACAATCGCGGCCGTTCCTGTGCCACCAACCAGCGTCACATCGAACGTCGATGGCGTGATCCCGTCGTCGTAGCCAGAACCGCCACTCACGAGTAGAACGCCCCCAAGATCGTAATGCGTTGTACCAGCAAACGCCACCATCGTTGAAATCGGCGGCTCGCCAGTCGTGGCATCGGTACTAAAACTCTGTGGTGCTCCATTATCCAACGTAATGACCGAAGACCCGCGCATCGCAGCTGAGAGTGCTCTTTGACCGTAGGCGACAACAGCCCCCGGCACGATGTCGAGAGGTCCAGTATAAGGAGTCCCTCCGCCGTGATGATGAAGTGCGCCAGCGGAGTTTCTCACACTGTGTCTCCAGCGACGACGACGGTGTCGGCGACAGGGCCGAGGATGGCGAAGACCGCGCCCGCCGCAGCGCCTGTGTGGCCGTTCGGGGCGACGAGCGTAGGACCAGCGCCGACTGCGACAGTGCTACTGCCGACGAGATCGATGACAGTGCAGACGAAGCCAGCGGTGACGATACCGGCGTTGACAGTGATTGCGGTTGGAGCGACGCCGGAGAGGACGAGAAGCTTGCCGTTGTCCGACGCAGCGAGGTCGTAAGTGGCCGCCGTGACGGTGTGAACGTTGGCCGCGTTGCCGCCGAGGTTGGCGAGGAGCGCAAGTGTCGGGTCAGTGGCGAATAGTTCGGAGACTTTCTTGCCGACTGTCACGTCGCGCACTCCCAGATCAGAGCGGGGTTAGGACAGTGGGAGGAGCCGCCGCACGCGGAGAGGGTGAGGAGGAGAGCGAGGGCGAAGAGGCGGAGAGCGGTCATGGCGTGGGGCTCCCGGTCGGAGGAGCGTTGTGGGGGGTGAAGTAGATAGCGGCGTAGGTGAGCGGTGCGGCGACGAGCCCTTGCAGTGCGAGGACGATCTCTTGCGGGGGCGAGACGCCGAAGTACCAGAGCGCGACTGCGACAAGCGAAGCAGCGAGAGAACCTGTGCCGGTGCCAGCGATTGCTTTATTACCCATGGTGGGGGGTCCCTCTGGTTAGCTTCGCTTCGAGTTCACCTGTCGTCGGGCGTGTGGTTTCGAGAACTTTGATCCGATCTTCGAGGCGGTCATCGTCACGGCGTGTGTCGAGCCGGACTTGTGCAAGCTGGTCGCGGATCGAGTTGCGGAACTCCTCGTGCTCGCGGATCGAGAGGGATTTGTCGAACGAGCGCGCGAGGAACGAGACGCCAGCGACGAGGAGTGCGCCAATTGCGATGACAGATTGCCAGTCCATTCATTATACACTCCTCCAAATGTACTGCCACGCGCGGTTGAACCGGCGACGTAGGCGAAGTGAGCGACCCTCGATGGGCCACCGCACGCGTCTACGTCGCCAGCACATGTTACGGGGCCGGAGCCGGCGCAGCCGGCGTGTTGGCAGTGACAGCGTCGGCAAGTCGCGTCTGGTCGCTGTCGAGCGTAGCGATGACGGCCGAGAGCCGTGCGGGGTCCGTACCGGCGTCTTTGAGCATCTGGGAGAGCGTGCCGAGTAGCGCGACCGCCGAGTCTTCGACAGTGGTGAGCGAGGCGACTTTCGCTTCGAGATCGTCGATGAGTGCCATGGTTGAGTCCTGTTTGGTGAGGAGTTGCCCTAGGAGGGAGCGGAGTTCGGTCGCCCAGGGCGGCGCGGCCGAGGCGGAGCAGTCGAAGTGGTGGTGGACGTGGATATGCACGCGGCGTCACTCCGCGTCGAGGAGAGGAGCGGAGGCGATAGAGGGGGAGACAGAGGTGCGTGTAGCTTCGCCGCCTTCGGCGGCACTGCCGACGTTCACCTGCACGTTGACGTTGAGGCCAGCGAGGAGTTGTGCAGCGACATCTTCGGCCGTGAGACGAGTCTGCGGCACGGGGTCTTTCGCGAACCCACCGAACCCGGCTCCTTTGAACCACTGCTCAGAGGCGCGGAGCGCAGTGTTCCTGTCGTTGTCCATAAGACCGTTCTTGAGCGCAGCGAACGCGAGCGGCTTCATCTGGACGAACTCAGAGTCAAGTTCGGCAAGATGTTTTTCGCGGTAGGCGATATAGCGAGGATCGCGGACGATACTGCTAACTGTCTGCGGAGCCAATCCTAGCGTGGTCGCAATATCTTTCTGGTCGAGGCCGCGTAGTTCAAGTGTGTAAATAGCTGCCCAGCGAGTGCTTACGTCTTTACGTGCTGTTAACCCAGCGCCCTCTCCGCGCAAGATGGCTTCACTCCCGTGCCTGTTCACTTTCTTGATCTCGCGCGGTGCGTGCGGCGGCGCTGGCGGGAACAGTTCGTCGAGGTTAATCCGCACGAGTGGGCTCCCGAGTCTGTGGCGCAGTAGCGCGAGAGAGTACTTCGTCCACGCGTGCAGGGTTCGCGCGGCCAAGGTCGGAGCGGAGCAGTAGGTCGCGGAGAGTGGGAGGCGAGGGCGGGGCGCGGTCCATGCTGTCTATATACGCGCACGGCGCGGCGGTGTCAAGGGGCGCAGGCGCGGGGTGCGATGTTGACAAATTCGCCCCACTGCATCCCGTTCTGAGATGGACTTAGAAAAGTATAAGTACCCGTCTGGGGGGTCAGGTGCCCTCGACGGGCTCTCGTCCCTAGTCGGAGTGAGGTTATGCTCACGCTGAGTACAACGAATACTTGCTGCGATTACTGTCGAGACTAAGTAGATCATAGTGCTTGACAAGTGCTCGACGTAGTAATGAAGAGTAGACGTAGTAGTGCTCGAGCATAGGCGCAGTAGTGCTCTAGTGTTCGGCCCAAGTAATCGAGATAGTAGCGGTGACTGATGATCTCGGAGTGAATGGCCCTAACAGCGATGCTGGCGCGGCGTGGAGTGGGTAACGGATCGCGGCTAGGTCACTGTGGCGCGGCGATCATGCCACTCTGCGGCGTTCTGTGGCGCTGTGCGGCGGTGCGGCCTTGGGCGCAATCGGTGCCTTGCGACCTAAGGTCCTAAGGTCGAGAAGACCCGGGGGGGTGTTCTCCGGGGGTGTGGTGTTCACTCATTAGGGGGGAGAGAGGTAGTACCCCCCCTCACACCTTTCACTCATGACTCCCAGCGATACCACCCCCCGCGACCTTAGAACCTATCGACCTTAGGACGCAGAGGTCGCCCCGAGCGCAAGGCGCGATCTGCGCCCCAGCCGCCGATTGCGCTTGACACAGCCCTTGCGCCCATGCGACAACACTCGCGAGGCACGACGGACAGCCGGGAGTTACCGGCCCGGGAAGGCTACATAGACGCGCGTCCGCTGCGGTTGGCGCGCGTCGTCGTCGCGCCGTGCATCCGCTGGCTTGGCTAGTAGCATGGCACCGCGCCCTCTGTGATATGGCTTCGGCTCTGCACCGCGCGACGCTCACTGTTGCCTAGATCATGCCGCGCGACCAAAGAGGAAGTGCGAGACATGACACAAGTTCAACGTACAATCGACTGTGGCGCAGGTTTTACGATTGGCGTCACCGAAGATAACGGCCCGATCACCCGAGCGAATATCGACGCCCTGCTTGACCGCGGCCGGATCGAAGTCGCGATGTCTAACGGCCGTTGGTGGCGTATCCGTCGCAACGGCGCGACGCGTCGCTGGAAACGTGACGCGGCCCGTGTCTACATCCCATTTAAGGCCGGGATGTACACTTACGGGTCGATCACCGAGAGTGACTTTATCAATGGCGTTCTTGACGCCAACAACTACCGCATTGCGAGGTAGCGCCATGCACTACCTCCCCAACATCGAAGTATCCGCGTTTCAGCGCGGCGAATATGTAGGCTGGGACTGCCAAGGCGAGCGTTACCGGATCAAGAAGTCCGGCAGCGGCAACGCTTGGTGGATATATCCGCAGACACCTAACGGCATACCAGTCTTCTACGCGCCAACGCTTGCGGTAACATCTATCCGCTTGCAGCGGCGTGACGCGACATGCGCACTTATGCGCTTGCCGCACGAACACTGAACACCACATCGCGCGGCATCGTCTAGGCAACAGTGCTCTCTCTATCATCATGTCGTGTTCTGCGCTCACAAAGAGGAGGTGCATCACATGGTCGAAATCATGCTGAACGGTAAAGTTATCCATCGCTCACGCAACTTGCGTGGGTTGATTTCTCACGCCCATCGCGTTGGTGTCGCGAAAGCATCAGTTTGGCGAACTTCTCCAGCTTGCGGTGGCCGCGCGTATATCGAGTATCGTGACGGCTCATATTGCCGCACTGAGTTTGCAGATTTCACTATCGCCCGCGACTTCTTCCGCGCTCGCTGGCAGAAATGGGGCCTATACGCCGAAGTCCGCAACAGTGACGGTTACTGGTCTTTCATCTAATATCAACCACGGCGCAGTGCACGACATGATGATACAGAGAGTGTATCGACAGAGAGAGAGGAATATCACAATGGCTCGTCACTCCACGCCCCTCTTCACCCGTCGCCATTACGAATGGCTCGCCGCGTTCGCGCGCGCCGAGCTACCAATGGGCGACCGTGTTGCACTCTGCAACGCGCTCGACCATGAAGGTTTCCGCTTCAATCGCGCCCGCTGGGAAAAAGCCAGCGGTATCTCTGAATGGGGCGCCGGTCACGCCACAATGGGCACTGATCCGCGCCAACCGCGCGGCGTGCGCCGCGTGCTCTCGACCGACACCGAAGGCGAGATACGCGCCCGCATCCTCGCCGAACGTGGTCCCGTACCTCGCGGCGACAACGACCCCGTTTGACGCAGCTACAAGCCCCACCGTCGCCTCGTCGCGGCGGTGCGGGCTTGCTGGTGCGCCAACGCGTACCGCCGCCGAAGGCGGTCAGTCTACCGACACAACCGCAGGAGTTCCCCGCCCATGAAATCATCCGATACGTCGCCCCGCTCCGTCGCGCGCACGGTCGCACGCGCCGCCGCCCTCGTCCACTTCGAGGAGAAACAGTCCCGCCGCAACCGGCACGGCAAGCGGTACGAGCACGACACGTACCTACGCCTCCTCGCCGCCCGTCGCGAACGCGAACGCGTCAGCGGCAACAAAGAGGAGGGGCCGCTGTGACCGCCACTCCTCGCCCCTCCTCCCGCCGCAACGCTAGCCGCATGGTCAGCCCCGCCGAACTTCATCGTGCGGCGTGCGCCGAATACCTCGACGGACGCTCCCCCACTACTCGCACCGAGTGGCAATATTGCGTCAACTATTGGGCCGCAAACCTCGCTGCCGGTCTTGAAGTTGAAGCATGCAAGTTACTCGGTTTAATCATGGAGTGCCCACTATCCGCCACCGAGATAAGCGAGATAGCAGCCTTTCAAGCTGGGCACAAGAAAGGAAAGGCATCGCAATGAACGCCCTAAGACCTTCAAGTCGCCGCGACTACCGGCACTTCCCCGAAGCCTATACCGCCCTCCTCCTCAAGTTCGACCGCGACGGTGGCGCGTCACTCGGCCCGATGTCGGCGCGTGACGCTCGCGCGTCCGTGCGAGACCTGTATCGGTTCAAGATGTTCCTCTCGCATGGGTGCGACACGGACCCGGAGGATGCACACTGCCGTTCTCTCCTCCGCATCTTCGCGAAAGCGATCCTCCGCATCGAGCCCACCGCGACTGACAACGGCGACGACAGCGCGGTAATCGTCTTAACCCTCAACCCTATCGTCGCCGCAATGGAGGCACGCCCATGACCGCCCGCAACCCTAAAACCTGCCAATACGCAAGCTGCATGGAAACATGCGAGAACGGCGTTGCGATCACTCTCCGCACACCCACGTTCGACGGCGACACCAAAGCGGAGTTCTGTTGTGCGTCACATGCCGCCGTCGCACTCTATCGTCTCGGCAAGGATCGCGGCGAGCCTGTCGCTGAAATCCCCCGTAGATGGAAGGTGTCTTAACATGACCGCTTGGGATCGCTACTGCGCTATGATCGCCCGCGAGGCTGGCGTCTCGCTGCCCGCACCGCCGGACCCGCACCGTCGAGCCGTCGAACCGCCGCGCCCGTCGAGCCGCTGGCTCGAACGTCTCGGCTCCCTGTTCGCTGGCCTTGCGCTCGCGTTCATCCTCGTCTCGCTCTTCTTCATCGGGCGCTGACACCGCTTGACGCCTCGCGCGCGCGCGTGTATATAACAGTCATGTTCACGCGCGCCCGCATCGCCCCTCTCGGCTGTCACCGCTTCGCGGTCCTACTCGACCGCGTGGCGGTGCCCGTTCCTCTCATGGTGAGCACCGGCACCCTGGAAGAGTGCCGCACCGCCCTCCGCGCGTTGATCGTCGCTGGCGCTCTCCCCTGCCCCAGCGACGCCGACGCTCCGGCCACGGCACAGGCGGCTTGACTCCCACCTTGTGTCGTGAGCGGAACGCCGGGCAATCCCGCCCTCCGAACCACTTAGGAGAACCCCAAATGGCCGACACCAAACGCCGCAAGACCGTCGCCGTGCGCTTCGACGACGCGGGCAACGCCCTCCTCTCCCTCTACACCGCCCCTGACGCCGTAACCGGCGAGCAAGGCGTCGCCGAAGTTATCACCCTCACTCCCGCCGCCGTTGCGGACAGCCTCGTTGACGCGTTCATGCTTCGCGGTGTCATCAACACGTTCTCCAACATCTACAACCGCATCGACAACCCCGGCGCGTCCGACCTTCGCCGCGAGTGGGACAAGTTCATCGCTACAGTGACGGATGGCACCTGGACACCGGGCCGCACGATGGGCGACGCCGAGCCCGACGACATCGTTGTTGCACTCGCCGAAGTCTCCGGCCAGCCCGTCCACGTCGTCCAAGCCAAGATCGACGAGATGTTGGACCAGCCAAAGATTGAGAACGGCTCCCCCAAACGTGACGCCAAGGGCCGCGTGGTCCATGTGTGGAGCAAAGCCAAACTCTACACCGCCCTCGAAAACAGTGACCCCCGCGTCAAGATCGCACTCTCGAAAATCCTCGTCGAGCGTGCGAAGGCGATGGCCTCTGCCGCACGCACCGTGAAGCCCGACGCCGCTTCGCCGTTCTCGGGTCTGTTCACTCCCGCCGCTGCCGCGAACTAACGCCGACCCGTCGCGTTTGACGCATCGCGCGACGCAACCTCGCCCCTCGCTGGCTTCGGCTGGCGAGGGGTTTTTGTTGCCCAAGGCGCACGACCGACCTATGCGTTCTTCGCGGGTCTGCTCTGTCAACATCAGGTGCATAATCGTCAACATCACAGCCAAGAGGGGCTAGGCTCACCGGGGACGCGTTCCCCGCCCCGCAGGATCGGACCCGATCCGGCCCCCTTGGCACAGGAGCCCCACCAATGGCCGCACGCATCCTCCCCGCCTCCCCCGCCCCGATCCCCCTCGACAGCCTCTTCGCCCGTGCTGGCGCGCTGGCGCAGCCGCACACGGTGCCCCGGCCGAAGGCCGGTGAAGCCACCGCCTCCTCCTCTCGCGCCTCCCCCTCGCGCCCCCGCGTCTCCCCCCACGCCTCCGAGACGCCCTCCTCCGTCATCCTCCCCGTCTCCGTCGCTCACTGCTCTTGCGGCGCGACAGTCCGCTCGCCCGCCGCTTACGTCCTCGTCCGCTACGCCCCCAACTCCCACACCTTCCACTACCGCGCCACTGGCCTCGACGCCGTGCCGCCCGCGCTCCTCGCCTCACTCCCGCACGAGACGCGCGAAACCCACTTCGACATCCCGTTCTGTGAGGAGTGTTTCTAATGGACTGCAAGAACCGCCCTGCTCGCACTGGCGCGTGGCTCTGTGGCACCAATGGCACATGGTTCTACACAGCGCGACCAGAACTGTATCTCATCGATCCCGCATCTAGCAAGTTTCTGTGCCATCCACCGCTACCTCCACAACTCCAACTCAACGACGCCCGATAGGCTCTCCATGCCCAACGTCGCCCGTCCTGACCGCGAGCCCACTCGCATCCTCTCCTTCCGGCTCCCCGTCTCGCTCCACGACGAGCTTCGTCTCGTCATGCTCGACCCGCGCACGGGCCGCCCCCGCTACCGCACGTGGGGCCGCACATGCGAACACATTTTCCGCGAGTGGCTTGACGCACAGAAAGTGACCCCGCCATGACCGACACCACGTCTCTCGACACTCACTCCCTCCTCCTCGACGCCCGCCTCCGCGTCCTCAATCGCGAGCGCGTCACGCCCGAAGACATGCGCCGTATTCTCCTCTCCATCGCGCACGACCGCGAGAACGCCGCTCGCGCTGGCGCACGCAACCGTGCCGCCGCGAAGAAAGCGGTCGCCGCCCCCACTCTCGACATCGACACACTGTTCGGGACGCCATCACATGAATGAGCTGGTGGGAAACATGCCAAGCCTCAGTGGAAACCAGCGACAAGGGAGTGGAGCCGAGACTGTGACATCCTCCACTCCCTCCTCACTCTTCCCCCGCGTCATTGACGCAACCATGCGGAGTGACTGGCTCAAGTGTCCACACTCCTTCTTTCGCCGTCACGTTCTCGGGCTTGCGCGGCCCGGCGTTTCGGTCCATCTTCACTTCGGCTCATGCATCGCTCGCGGACTCGAAGTCGCCCGTCGCACGTACTTCGAGACGCGTGACACGTCCGACGCGCTCCACAACGGGTGCGAGGCGGTGATCCACGCGTGGGGCGATTTCGAGACGCCGGACAATCTCACCCGCACTGCTGCCGCCAAGACCCTCTCCGCGGCTCTCGCCACTCTCCAAGCCTACTTCCGTGAGTGGCCGCTCGACGAAGACCCGCTCCAAATCCACGTCCACGCCGGGCACCCGTGCATCGAGTACAGCGGCGCTCTTCCTATCCCTGACTGCTATCACCCCGACACCGGCGAACCGCTCCTCTACGCAGGCCGCTTCGACCTAATCGGGGACTATCAACACTCAGTGTGGGGACTCGACGACAAGACGACTGGCTCCGACCCCAACTCCGATTTCTGGCGCAACCAGTGGAAACTCCGCTCCCAATTCACCGGGTATGTGTGGCTAGCGCGCGAGTATGGTGTGACTCTCAAAGGCTTCATCGTCCGCGGTATGGGCGTGATGAAGACCGACATCAAGCTCGGCTGGGCACTCGCCCCCCGACCTGAGTGGATGATCGACGCGTGGCTCAAGCAACTTCAGTCCGACACCACAGCAATGTGTACTCAATATATTTCTCTCTGCGACAGTTGGCGCACCACTGACTATTCCCACCCCTTCCCCCAATCATTCGACACCGCGTGCGCCGACTTCGGTGGCTGCACTTTCCTCGACCTCTGTTCCTCTGCCGACCCCGATGCGTGGCTCGACACGTTCGAGGTTCGGCGCTGGGATCCCCTCACTCGACAGGAGACATAACATGTCCACAGACGCGTGGTTCCGTGAGTTCGAGCGTCAAGAAGCTATGCGACAGGAGCGTCTCGACGAAATACGTGCACGTGTTCTACCGCCCACATCTACACCGTCGTCGCCTCCCTCTCTCGACGACGAGCCCTTCGGCGAAGGCGAGTGTGACTGTGTCTACCACGCTCCTTCCGCCGCCGACGAAGACGGCTGGTGGGAGCCCGTCGCCTCATGCCCCCTGCATGGAGACACACTGTGACCATCGACGAAATCTACTCCCGCGCCGACACCCTCCTCACCGCTCTCGATGCCGCGAACTCTTCCGCCTTCTCTGACATCACGCGCAAGTACACCATAGTCCAAGCACTCATCATCTTCGAGCATGACGTAAAGGTCGAGTATCTCGACTCGCTCCTCGCCGCCGACGGCGTTATCTCACGTCTCAAGCCCGCTCAATCACTCAACGAGGAGCACTCCACGTGAAATCCAACGTCCTCCTCGAAGGCGATATCGGCACAGGCAAGACCACGTCTCTCCGCACACTCCTCCCCGAATATCTGGACGAGCGTGGCACCGCTCACCGCGGCGCTGGCCTCGAAACCTTCATCATCTCAATGGAGCCTGGTGTCGAAGCCGCACTCGGCCCAAACCTCTGTGGCCCCGGCGCTCCCACTCCCGCCATCCACACTCACTACCAACCCCCTGCCGCCGTCGATTGGGCCGTCATGCGTAAGTGGGCACAAGTTATGCACGTCTCGTCGATTGAGGCAGCGATCAAAACAGTCGATCCTGGCCGCTCCTCCTACACTCAATTCCTCGACTTATGGGACACCTGCGCCGACTTCGTCTGTGACCGCTGCGGCGAGTCCTTTGGCGATGTCGGCAAGTGGGACGAGTCCCGCGCCATCTGTTTCGACGGCCTCACCGGCCTCACACGCATGGTCATCTTCTCCACCGTCGGCTCGCGCCCCTTCCTCTCACTCCCCGAAATCGGCGGTATCCAACAACAGATCGAGGGTTTCATGGACCTTGCGTGGGGCGGCACGAAATGCACCAGTGTCCTCCTCGCCCACATCGAGCGCGAGACTTCCCCTCTCACTGGCCTCTCCACTCTCACCACTGCGACCATCGGCCAGAAACTCGCCCCGAAACTCGCGCGCAAGCCAGACGAGATCATCGTCGCCGAGTGTGTCGACGGCAAGTACGTCTGGAACACCGAAGAGGCGGGCCGTGGACTCAAACGTCGCCGTCTCCCCCTCTCTGCGTCTCTCGCCCCCGACTTCTCACAACTGTTCAGGTGAACCTCTATGAACACCAGTCGCCACGCCATCGTCGCGTCAATCGACCACGCCGAAGCTACCGCCGCGAACGCCGAGTTCGAGGCCGAGCTTCCCAAGTTCTGCAAACTAATCGGCGTCACCCCCGCCGTCCTCAACGCCCTCCCGATCCCCACACTCCAACTCCTCATCACCATGCGTATGTTTAGACTCCTCTCGGACAAAATCCGTGAGCTTGACGCACGCACCGCCGTCCCGTCGCTCTCTCCCTCCTCCTCCACCACGGAGCCCCTCCAGTGAGCACACTCCTCTCCTCCGACCCCTGCACCGACATCATCCTCGACTTCATCGCGGGCGGTGTCCCTGACAACCAGTCCGGCGAGTCCGCTGGCAACTACAACGCCACTATCGGCGACATCGAGGGCCGCACGTACGGCGACCTCTCCGTCCGCTCCCTTGCCGACATCTACTCCTGCATGGACGACATGATCGCCCGCGGCCTCCCCTCCACCGCCACCGGACGCTACCAAATCATCCGGCGCACGATGCAGTCGCTTCAGTCTCACTACCAGCTTCCCGACTCCACCCTCTTCACCCCCGCCCTTCAAGACAAGTTCGCTGTCCGGCTCCTCGTCGGCCGTGGTTACTCTGCGTGGTGGCGGCACCATCTCACCGACATTGAGTTCGCCCACGGTATCTCGTGTGAGTGGGCATCGCTCCCCGACCCTGAACGCTCTGGGTCCGCAGGGCGCACAAGTCACTACGACGGTGTCGGCGCAAACCACGCCTCAACCACTGTCGGACACGTCCTCGACATGCTCACGCGAGCGCGCGACGCCATGCTCGTGAAGCCATGAGCGCCGCATTCACCGAGTCCGAACTGAACTGGATAAAGTCAGTCCGGCTCGCAGACATACGCGTAGTCGAGGGCCATCTCACCATCCACTTCCACGCTTCAGACGAGTACGTCGCAAAGCAACTCCACAATATGCTTGACGCGCTTCGTCTGCCACCGAGCACAACCCCGTGCAACCCCGACTGAAAGGAACACCACTCGTGCAGTCCTCATCTCTCTTCGATGTCAACTCGTTCCTCGAAACCACCCACAAAGGCCAACTCGATACCACCTTCGTTCTCCCTGACCCCGGCGACTACCTCGCGCAGTGCCAGCCGCTCACGAAAGACTCTCTCCGCTCCGGCACTATCGGTGCCGACAAGTCGCGCGCCGGTGAGCCGTGGGCTGCGCTCGAACTCCAGTGGGAACTTACCGACGACACCGTTCGCGCGAAGATGAACATGCCGAAGGTGCTCGTCCGGCAGTCCTTCATGCTCGATCTGACTCCCACTACACCCGCGCAGATCGACTGGGGCACAAACAAGAACATGCGGCTCAAGCGTCTCCTCGACGCAACCGGCCTCAACAAACAGAAGAACTTCTCCATCGTCGCGCTCGCCTTCGCCACCGCACTCGTCCACGTCGAGCACCGCCCCGACCCCAACGACTCCGAGATCATCTACGCCGAAGTCACGCGCGTCACGTCGCCCGACAAGGCGCGTCTCCGCGAGGCCGCACAGTGACCGCCGAACGTGTCGAGCGGCCGTCGATGACGACACTCGACGGTCCCGAGCCCCTCCGTCCACCAGACGGCTACGGCAACCACGCACGCGAGGGGGGCACTACGCCCCCCGACGCGGGCCGCACGATCCTCACCAACCTCCGTTGCCCTGTCTGCACCGCCAGCTTCATCGCGTACAAAGACCAACTCCAAAACATCGGTGGTAATGGGACTGCTCGCTACGTAGTTGTTTCTCCCTGCTGTACTGCTATCGTCGATTGGGGCAACGTCGTCAACACCCCCTCTCCCCTCCACATGACCGTCGCTCTCTGGAACGGCTATCTCAAATGTGTCGATACGTCACGTGGCCCCACTCTCATCCTCTTCGAGCGCGACGTGAAAGCACTCCTCGACCTACACGAGTACGCCCAATCATGGACGAACGCCAATGTCCCACTACCGTAACCCCGCCGACGCCCGCCTCTACATCCGCGACTACATGCGCCGACGCCGAGGCACTGCGCCAGCAAATCATCGCTCAACAGAGCCGTCCCGAGTGTCGCAACCCTCTTCGGGTCAACGTCTGGCAGCTCTCAGCCGGAGTTCTCGTCTTAATCTGGCGGTGACTTCATGGGACGTTGTCGCACTCCTCCGGCTGTCGTGGGGGCGGCACGCATGACCCGTTGGATCGAAGACGGCGACCCTACCTCTCCCATCTGGCTCGTCGGTGAAGCGCCGGGCGAACGCGAAGTCGAGTCGGGCCACCCGTTCAGTGGCCCGTCCGGCTTCCTTCTCAACGAGATGCTTCGCGAGGCCGGACTTGACCGCTCCCAATGCTTCGCCACGAACGTATGCCACGTCCGCCCCCCCTCCTACCTCAAGAACGGAAAGCTAATCCACAATGACATCGAGCAGTTCTTCGCCGGAAAGTTGGAAGCTCGCAAGGAAGGATTGTGCGAAGTCAATGGCCGCTTTCCTAAAGAACCTGTCCGAGCCGGAATTTCGCACCTTCAAGAGCTTTTTAGATCACACCACCCCGTTCTTGTTATTGCCTTCGGCAACACGCCACTTTGGGCGCTTACAGGAGAGTCTGGAATTACGAAATGGCGAGGTTCTACGTTCGACACTGACAGTGGAAAAGTGATCTGCACTTTTCACCCCGCCGACGTGCTCCGCGCCTGGACCCACCGCCCCATCGTCGTGCAAGACCTACGACGTGCTGCCCGTGAGTCCCAATTCCGTGAAGTCCGTCGCTCCGCATGGGAGTTTGTCGTTGAGCCATCATTGGAGGACATGAATGACTGGTTCCGAGAATATCTTAGAGATGCGGATCGCCCGTGTGTGTGTGACACGGAAGGTTGGGGACGAGTGGATTGCATCGGATTTGCCGCTGACCCCCTCCACGCTATTTGCGTTCCGTTTACTCATCCGACAGATAGCGAACGCGTCTCCTACTGGCCTACGCTCGAAGACGAGTTCACGGCGACTCAAGCATGTCGCACCGTCCTCTCCTCCCGCCCCATCACGTTCCACAACGCGATCTGGGACTGCCAAGTGATCGCCCGCTGCTGGGCACTCCTCCCCCGTCTCCACTCCGACACACAGGTCGCTCAGCATGTCGCATTTCCGGGGCTTCTTGGCGGAAAGATTGATCCTGTTACTGGTAAAGTTGATAAGAAAGGAAGCTCTTTATCGCTATCCTTTATCGCCAGTATGTACTGTGCATATTACCGTTATTGGAAAGACGACGGACGTACATTCGATCCTGACGTGGGCGACGCACAGACCTATTGGCGATACAACTGTGAAGATTGTGTACGCGCGGCTGAGTGCGCCGAAGTTCTAGACACCGTGATCGACCACGCCGGTCTTCGCGAGCAGCTCGACTTCGAGATGCGCCTGTTCGCGCCCGTCCTCTCGATGATGTTCCGCGGACTCCGCTACGATGCCGCAGGTGCAGCCCGCGCGCAGAGCCGACTTGAGCACGACGCCCTCGCAGTCCGTGAGTGGCTCAACGTCGCGACTGGCTGCGACTTCAATCCCGACTCGACCCCGCAGATGCGTGCGCTCTTCCACGACGACCTCTGCCTCCCCCCAATCAAGAACCGGAAGACGGGAGCGATCTCGCTCGACGACACCGCACTCTCCACGCACGCTCGCCGCACTCCTCTCATCGCCCCTCTCATCTCTCAAATCCAGAACTACCGCACACTCGACACGCTACGCGGCTCACTCGACGCGCGCCCGTCGGCGGACGGCCGTATGCGCCACGCGTTCAACATCGCATTTGTCGAGACGTTCCGGTTCTCCTCCAACGAGACTGCGTTTGGTGAAGGCGGCAACCTCCAGAACATCAAGCGCCCTGACGGAGACTAGATCACATGCGCCACTTACTAGCTGCTGCTATCTCTGCCGGTTTTATTCTGTGGGGCGCAATATATTATCCCCAACAGTTTTGGATAACTGCACTTTATGCATCCTTTTGGGACGACTAGTCGCATGACCGGCACCCGACTGAACGACTGCACCCCCACGCCTGACGAACAGGCGAAGTACCACGAGGCGCAGATACGCGCACTTCGCTCGAAGAGTGCCAATCCAAGGCACCAACGTCCTTGGGGTACGATTGTCTATGAATGGTCGGCGGAGGAAATCGACGTTCTGCTCCGCCTTCTCGACGAGGCCCGCGCCGAGGCCACCGTTGCGATGGAGCAACTACGGAAGACATGCGCCGAAATTCTGGGGGCTGACACTGACTGGCCTCAGCATGGCAACGTACCTTTCGCGATAGCTGTTGCATTGCAACTTCGTGTTACAGCTATCCGTGAGGCCCGCGCCGAGATCGCCCATCTGACGAAGGACAACGAGAGTTACCGCGCCACGCAGGAACAGGCTGTACATGATCGCGACATTGCGTGGACCGAGATCGCCCGACTGCGCGCCCCGCCCGAGGCCGACGTGATGGAGTTAGCTCACAAGATCGCTGCCGAGATTGATGTCGAGCACGACGACACGATGCAGGACAAGTGCGCCGTCTGTCAGCGTGTCATTCCGTTCATCGCCCGCGCCCTCACCGCCTACGGCGACCAGCGCGCCGCCAACGCGAGGCGCGAGGCCCGCGCGGCGGCGTTCGAGGAGGCGGCGCAGCGTCTTAACGAGGAGTCTGAGCGTCGGATCGCAGCACAGATTTCTGGAGCTATCGTAGTGGGCGTGTGCGTATCCCTAATCCGCGCGCTCGCCGCCGCCCCGCCGCAGTCCGAGAGACCTCCACAAACGATCACGCCATGGCACGACTCTACCGTCCCACCGTTGGCTCCACTTCCCTCGCAGGAGTAACCCCCTCTCATGCCTCTCGATCCCACCAACTACCTCCGCGTCATCTCGGACGCGTTCACTCCCGTCCGCGACCAGTCCGGAAGACTTCTCGGCTGTATCCCTCGCGTCTCCGACGACGCTGTGTTCGCTGGTCCCTTCCCTCTCATGATCGCTGCTCAAGCGTGCGCCGTTGTCGCACTCGACCAGCCCGGCACTCCTCCAATCACGGCCCTCCCCGGCTTCGTCGCGTTCGACGACCGTGACGCCGACCTCGCCACGCCTGTCGGCGAAGACGACCTCGCACAAGGAGTCTAACGAATGGACGACTTAGAAGCTGACACACTGCTCGATCTTCTCACGCTCTCACAACTTACCACTAACCTCGCCAAACGCGGTTGGCGTGCCATTCCTCACGCCTACGCTGAAAAAGCTTATCCAGACCAACTTAAGTCCGGCTGGTGGCCTACTCTGCCCAAGGAGGACTAACGCTTATGATCCTCTTCATCGACACGGAGACTTCCGGCCTCCCCGACTTCACTCTCCCACTCACGCACCCCTCCCAACCTCGCGTCGTCCAACTCGCGGCGTGGCTTGGGGAGTGGGACGAAGAGGCTGGAGGAGACGTTGCTCCACCTCTCCATCACATTGCCTCCCTCAACGCCATCATCCGTCCTGCTCCTGGCGCTACGATCCACCTTCGCGCTGAAGCCGTACACGGCATTTCGCTCGAACGTGCTCGCGCAGTCGGCGAAGACCTCGGCGACGTTCTACGCCGTCTCTACGAGCTTGTCGCCCTTGCCTCTACCGACGATCCTGCCTCCTCCACTCTCGTCGCGCACAACCTCCCCTTCGACAACAACATGCTTCTGATCGAGTCCGCACACGCCGGGTTCGACCCAACGCCACTCTCCTACCTCCGTCCCTTTTGCACGATGCGCGCACTCACCAACCGAATGAAGCTACCGGGACGTTATCCTGGCAAGTACAAGTGGCCCAACCTCGCCGAGGCGCATCGCTTCTGTCTCGGTCGCGACTTCGACGACGCGCACTCCGCAATGGGCGACGTGCTTGCGTGCCGCGACATCTACATCCACGGACGGACGGAGGGCTGGTGGCCGTGACAGCGCAACGAGCGGGGTGGTGCGGGAGGGGGGTGACAAGCCAGCGCGCGCCTAAGCTTTCGAGCGAGCCGGGCGAAGCCCGGCGAGTGGCCCCCGAAGGGGGCGAAAGCGCGCGCAGCTTGTCAAGCGTAGCGGAGCGCCAAGGCTCCGTGCCGAGCGAAGGCGAGCGAAGCGAGCCGGAGCGGTGCCCGAAGGGCACGGCATGGACGGCGCATAGCGGAGCGACCCCCGACACGGCCCGCGAGTGGAGCGTCTGTCATGGATGACCCTTATGCTCTTTCATTACCTAATCTGAGAGCGTTATATCTACCGGACGAGGGTTATGTTCTCGTCGAGGCCGATCTCAGTGCCGCCGACGCTCAAGTCATAGCGTGGGAGGCCGGAGCCACTCGTCTCAAGGACGCTCTCCGCACCGACTCTGACCTACACACCCCCAACGCTTATCACTTGTACTCTGAGAAATACTCTGACAGAGGCTTCCATCGTGTGCGGGAGATCGGCCATCCTCGTAGCACAATGCATACAAATGGGATGTCCTATCGCGATAATTCTAAACG